TATATGCTAGTTGATTCTAGAGCTTTTTCAAGTTTAGGTGTACAAGTCTCAAACTGACTCTCCTTTTCCGCCTCTGCTCTATCTTCCAATATTGCATTAATGGCTATACACCTATCTTTTATGTTTCTTTGAACTTGTACAGCTTCTTCGTAGTTTTTCTCCAAAGTTTTGTATTCTTCTTTTAGTTCTTCGTTTGTTTTACGAGACATAGATTTTTGTTTTTATTTTAACTAGGTTCTGTAGGCCATGCAATGTTATCTGGGTCTGACTGAGTAGGTACATCTCTAAGTGCCTGACGATATGTTTTCCATTCATCAGATAATGTGAGATCACTACTAGCTCTCCAATCTGTATCAGTAAGTTTACTGTTTCTTACTCTTCTTATATCTGCCCATTTATCAGCAAGTATTTCTTCTGCTGTTGGTCGAGATGCTTCAAGTGCAGCAATCTCTTCATCTGTCATTTTAATGGTGACACCATCTACCATTTTGTACATTAGCTTTTTAAGTTTTTGTAAAGTAAAAATTGAGTGTTTGGTTCAATACGCTATCTACTATGTTGTACATTAGCTTTGTACGTATTGATATAATAAAATTTCAGTGTTTGGTTCGATAGTCCTAGAGTTTGCACCAAGTTGATTGTCTATTGGTGTGAATCGAAGTTTTGCTACTGCGTTGGTATTAGGGCCAAGAAATAAATAAACTTCACTCTTATCCGCACTTGAGTGGCATTGATATACTCTTGCTACAAAATTACTGTATCCAGAACCAGCCGTAAATTCTGCTATAAATCCAAAATTTTGTCCATCTGATCCAGTTTTCATTTGTGATCTAGTATCTGAACTAGCATTATAATTTTCTGAATAACCGTATATATGTTGCCAATTATGATTCATAGCGGTATCACTAGCATCTAAAAATTCTATAGCTGGAGTAGTGTTATTACTGAACTGAATCCGTTTAGCAAATATTAAGTATTTAGCATCTGTACTCGGCAATGTAAATTCTACTGAACCAACAGAACTGGTTACAACTGATTTGTTTACGAGTTTTAGCCCTGCTCCACTTGTCGCTGCAAATGTACTTGGAAATCTTGCAGCAGGGATAACACCTGATGTTATATTAGCTGCATCTAATTGTGTTAAATCTGCTCGTGGAACATCTGCATATTCAAGTTGACCGACTGCTGTAGCTCCACTACCTGTAATACTTTTAACTTTCAAGAATGTACCTGTTGTTGGTGCGTTATCTGGTAAAACTAACGTATGAGATTGACCAGCACTATGAGGTGGAGATTTTATTTTTATAGCATTAGTGCTTTGTTTAGAAACAAGTTTTAATGTACCGTCAGCACTACCAGCCCCTTTTACTTCAACTATTCCTGTACCATTATGAAACAGTCTTACGTTTTGATTACTAGCCTCTAAAGCATCTACTTTAATTTTTGACATTAGTTCTCCTGAAATTTGTAAAGTAACATTTCTGTATTGGTATTAAAGTTACCTGATGACGGCCAAAGTTTCATTCCATGTATTCTTCTTTGCCCATAACCAGGCATGAAACCAGCATAGGCTTGCCTGTTTGTATTAGTATCATATCCATGTGAATATAGATGTAAATAAGCAAATTGTCGGCCTGTTTGAGTACTATCCTGACCTGTATTAAAATCTAGTACGAAAGAATAGGCATTTTGAGTACCAGCCGTTGAAATCTGCGATCCGTATCCAGAATTTGCCCCTCCCTTAGCTTTACCATAAAAACTCCAGTATAGAGTGTTTAAATAAATATAATTGGGGTTAGATGCAATTTCGTTACCACTAGAATCTAAAGGGGTCATATTTACATAAGTGCTGTTTACAAGTACACGTTTTGTAGTTAATCTATATAATGTATTTGCTTCTAAACCCGTAAATTGTATCTGAGATATAGAAGATGTTGCTTGAGTATAATTTATTAATTTAAATCCCCCACCAGTAGATCCACTTATACTATATCTAGCAGATGGAACTGTTCCACTGGTAAAATTAGCACCATCTAAAGGGCTAGCAGAAGGGGTAGCTAAAGTTGCGTATGTCAACTGTCCTGTAGCTGTAGCTCCACTACCTGTTATACCACCTACTTGAAGATACTTATCTGCTGCAATATTAGTTTCTGGTAAGATTAGTGAATAATCTTGTGCAGCACTAGTAGGCGGAGCTTTAATCTTTACATCATCAAGTTGTAATGTGCCATCTGTATCACCTGATACTTTTAAAACTCCTGTGCCATTAGGTGTTACTTTTAGGTTGCTGTTAGTTGTTTGAGATTCTAATCCTTGAATTTGTACTTTTGACATTACGACTCCTGATATTTGTAAAGTAAAAATTTAGCCCCTGCATTGGGTCTAATGTAAACAGAGGAGGAGTCATATCCAAGTCTGATTCCTTTCAAGGGTGTCGTCCTGTAAGAACTTGAAAATGTAAACCAGTGTTCTGAGCTTTCCATATAGCCGTTAGTACCTAAACTATGTGTCCAACTATTACTATTTCCCCACATTCCATAACTTGTTGTGCCATTAATTTGAACAGAATTACTATTACCAGTATAAAAATCAATGTGACCAGAAAAAGGCCCATGACCGAATCTGCAATATGTTGAGTTCGGTGCTAAAACAATATAACCGCTTGGTTGACTTACTCCACGATTGCCACTTGTGGCATAATCATGTCGCCAATTTACTCCTGTAACACGACCACCAAGATCATTATTATTAACATCTAAAAGATATGCATAAAAATGTTCATAATTGACATTGTTATCAGCTTCAACACTCTTGAATACTAGATGATAGGCAGTATTATCCTCAAGACCCGTAAATTGTACGTTATTTACATTGCTAGATGTAACTTCTTGAGCCGATATTAATTTAAAACCTAATCCTGTAGAGGCTGGAAAATCTGGTATTCTTGTTGAGGCAATTGTGCCTGATGTTATGTTGCTGGCATCTAAAGGAGTGCTAGTAAGATCATTTGGAGGTACATCTGCATATTCTAATTGTGCATTATTATTAGTTACACTTTTAACTTTTAATATCTTACTTGTTGCAATTTGATTATCAGGCAAGGTCATTGTGTAACCAAGATCTGAACTGTTACTAGGAGCTTTTAATTTAACACCATGACTTTGAGCAGAGCAGTTAAGTTGTAAAGTACCTTTATTGATAGAATTACCTTTAATTTCTAACGCTCCAGTAGAGCCTTTTGTAATTACTTGTAAATCCTGATTAGTGCTTAATACTTCTATCTCGTCAACTTTTAATTTAGTCATAATTAAATGTTTATAAAAAAGAGATACTAGAACCAGAAGATACTGTTAGTGTAGCATCTATTGTTAGAGGTAACACTCCTAAATAATTATTATTGTTTAATGTTGTAAAATCTGTATTCACTTTATTATCTGTTTCTACAAATATTTGCTCACCGCCAGAACCTACTAAATCGCCTGATAAAGTTTTTAAGATAATTAGCTTCGTTAACATAATTTTAAGCTGTTACAAATTGTACAAAACTACCAGAAGTAACCGTTAATTCTGCATTTATTGTTAAAGGAAGGAGATTTATATAATTTTTATTTGTTGTTGTTGTGAAATTATTACTCATTACATTATCAGATTCAAGAAATAATTCATCAGTACCTCCTCCAGTTAGACCACCTCCACCACTAGCTTCAGCCCATGTTAATCCACCAGTGTTACCTGACTGAGCAGTTAAGACATAACCATCAGTGGGTGAATTACTTACTTTTAGATTAGCTTCATCAACTACATTATCTGCAATAGTTAAAGCAGTACTACCTGTAACTTCTCCTGTATGAGTAGCGTTAGATGTAATACCACTTACTGTTGTATTGAGTGAAGCAATATCAACACCATCAACTGTTCCTGTGACTGTTATATCGCCTGTAACATCAAGTCCTCCAGCTACATCTAAATTGTCATTAGATCCATTTAATTGAGCTAATTTTATCCAGTTACCAGCATGGGCAAAGTAAGCTGCTCCTGTACCATGAACATGAGCAAACATTCCATGATAAGTACTAGCACTAGGCAAATTAGCTTCAGCACTATATACATTTGCAAATAAAACTTTACCTGTAGTTGTTATATCTTGCGATCCAAAATTAGGTGATATTTTAGTTCCAGCTATAGCTGCACTTGCATCAATCTGTGCGTTAACAAGACCACTGCTGTTAAATAAAGTTTTTATGTCACTAGCTGTTAACTGATTAGTAAGATTTGAATATGAAATATCAATATCAGCCGATCCATCAAAATCAACATTAGCAATCTTTCTTGCAGTAGTAAGCGTAGCTGCTGATCCTGTAGTGTTTTGGTTTAATGTAGGTACTAAAGAAGCTGAAATAGTACCTGTATCAAGATTAGACGCATCATTAGCTCCATCAAGTTTTGTTTTTAAAGCATCTGTAAAGTTATTTTGAGTGAGTCCACCATCTCCAACAGTTAATTTATTAGTTAAATCTGTGTATGAAATATCAATATTTGCAGAACCATCAAAAGATGCACCAGCTATAGTTCTTGCATTAGCTAATGTTGTTGCTGTTGTAGCTGCAACTCCAGTTAAATTAGCTCCACTTATTGCTGGTAATGCACCTGATAATTTTGAAGCTGTAAGAGTTGTAATACGAGCATCTGCAACTGTGCCAGTAAGTTGCCCTGCTGGTATAGAGGTAAGGTTTGCTGCTGAAGCTGTTGGCAATGTTGAAGGAAATCTTCCATCAGGTAATGTTCCTGTATCTAAATTTGAGGCATCATTAGCACCATTTAATTTTGAATGATCTGCGTCTGTGAAAGTATTAGAGTCTGTAGCTGCCTCCACTGCTGCTGCTATCTGTGCAGCCGTTATAGCTCCTGTATTACCGTTAACAGATAAGACCTGATCTGTAGGTGTTAATAGTTCCGTGAAATCTGCCATTGTTCCAGCAGTTCCACTGTTTCTTACATAAGATTTATTCTGATCTGACCTGACAACGATATCTCCTTCTTGGGTCGTAAGTGCTAACTGTGCAGATTCATTTGCTGCTGTCTGTACAGTTGTCAGTGCTATCTGATCGACATTAAATGTAGTACCAGATAAACTCAAACCCGTTCCAGCAGTGTAAGTTGTGTCACTGCTATTAGCATCAACATAAGCTTTAACTGATTGTTGCGTTGGTACTTTAGTAGCACTGTCAGATGCCATGTTGTCCTCATCAACAACAAAGCTCATTGCAGCAGTTGAAGCGTCAGTGTTCATTACCGCACCAGCAGCATCTACATTAGTTGCATCTGTGACATCCGCACCATCTTCTACGTTTATCATGGTGCGTAAATTTGCTGGAGTTAACTCTTCTACTACACCTGCACCAGCAGAGTCTCTTCCTAGAATCCTATCTGTAGCTGATACGTTTTGTATCTTGGCATAAGTTACAGCTTGATTAGCAATAGTTAAAGCTGTTGCACCTGTCACATCACCTGTATGATTTGCGTTAGTAACTTTTGCAGTATTCGCTGCTATTTCTGTATTTATTGAGTTAGCTAGTTTATCTGCTGTGATTGCATCATCAGCTATTTCATTAACTGTTAATTTATCTGATTGTAAGAGAGTTTTTATTTCAGAGGCTGTTTGGTCATCGGCAGCATTATTATCTATATTGTCTAACTTCTGCTTATCACTGGCTGACATAGAACCAGCAGCAGATGTTGTAGCTGCGGAAATACTGATAGCTGGAGTCGATCCACCTGATGAACTTATTGGTGCGGAACCTGTAACTGAAGTCACCCCACCAGCAGAACCAGATGCAGCAGATGTTATCCTTCCCTGTGCATCAACTGTAATATTTGTATTCGTATAACTACCAGGAGTAACAGAAGTGTCCGCTAATTTAGCAGCCGTAACAACATCATCATCAATAGTAAAAGTTCCACCAGAATTACTTACAACAATATCTCCCTTGTCTCCATCACTAATAGCTCCGTCTGCACCGTCATTCCCTGCTGGCCCTTGAATCCCTTGAATCCCTTGAATCCCTTGGATTCCCTGTTCTCCAGCATCGCCCTTATCGCCTTTTGGGATAGCAAAATCAAATGTTGCTGCACTTGACGATCCAGAATTTGTAACAGTTGCAGAAGAACCAGCAGCACCAGTCGTAACTGTTCCAACAGCTATAGTCGCAGCATTTCCAGCTATCCCTTGATTTCCTTGTGCCCCTTGATCACCTGTATCTCCCTTATCACCTTTAGGAATTGTAAAGTTTAAAGTTGCTGCACTAGACGTTCCAGAGTTTGTAACTGATGCATTAGTTCCCGCATTACCAGTTGTAGTAGAACCTACTGATATTGTTGCAGCAGCACCATCAGATCCGTCATTCCCTGCAACACCCTGTATTCCCTGACTTCCAGTGGCTCCAGTATCTCCTTTTGGTATCGTAAAGTCTAATATTGCTGCTGTATTTGTTCCACTATTAGTTACAGTTGCAGATGACCCCGAATTTCCTGTTATTACTGTTCCTATGCTGACAGTTGCGGTGCTTTCACCCGCAGGGCCTTGTTGCCCATCAACACCTGCTGGCCCTTGTGGGCCTTGAGTAACGATTTCTACAATGGTTATAGGATTTGATGAACTCATGTTGTGTAACCTTGACTTACAAATAGTGTACCTTCTAAATAATACATTTTATCTCCACTGGGATCTGTTAACAAAACATCATATCTAAGTATATTGACAGAAAAGTTGGCAGTATCAGTATCACTTAATTTTAAATCCACTGTTCCATTGGCTCTATCGGTATAGGTGACAGAAAAATCAGCAAATTTTGTACTACGATCATCGTTCCAGACCTGTGCTGCAACCGTAAACCCAGTAATGTTAACAGCAGTACCATTGGCATCTTTAAATATAAGACGTAGAGGAAAGTCTGCTCTACGATCAATTTTAAAGTTCTTAACACCAGTTTTTACAGTTGTCATTACTTAGCCTCAAGAGCAGCCACTTTAGCTTCTAATGTCTCTATTTTAGCAACTGCCTCCTGTAATGCTTTCATTAAATAAACAACCATTCCAGATGGATTAAACATATATTTACCTTTATCATCTTGTGGATATGCTTCTGGAAAACTATCAACAATTTCTTGTGCTATAAAACCTTTATCTTTTTTAGCAGTATCTTCTTGATGTAAATAATTAAATTTTTGTGGATTTAAATTTTTAAATAAATCCAAAGTATTTTCATTCCAATTTTCAAAATTCTTTTTCAGTGTCCTATCTGAAACATTTGTATTAAAATTTGTAATACTGCCATTTGTATTGATAGATCCGCAAGAAACACTATTAGATTCAAATTCTACTAAATTACCTGTTGCGTAAGGATTCAAACGATTAATAAATAAAGGTGTACCCCATCCATTGTCATTTTTAACAAGGGCTAACCCATTAAATTTATTAGTAGTAGCATTTTGTTCTAGATGAAAAGTAGCACCAGGATTTGTTAAGCCATTAGTTACTGAACTTGCATTAGAAACTAAAGCTCCATTTGCATCTATAAGCCATTGTGTATAAGAAGGAACATCTGATGTTGAAGAAGGAGTACCTCCTGTTTGAAATAAAATTTTACCATTTGATCCAGCTTGACTATTAATGATTAAACTACCACTACTACTAGAAGTTGACCTATGATGCATTATGGAATCTCCAGATGAACCAGCAGCCCTAAAAATCCTTAAACCAAAATCTTGTCCAACAGTGGTTTGATCTGTTGAGAAATCAAGCATACCATTGACAGTACTTGTATTAGTATTTATTTGTATTTGAGCATCTACACTTGTTCTAACGAAATCACATACTTGGCTACCACCGCTTGCAATTCCAAGAATATTTTGGTTTACTCTATAAAAACCAGTACCACTATCTCCAAAGTTTATTGCAGGTGTAGATACACTTCCAGCAGAAGCTTGTAAAACACCTGTCATAACGCCACCTAATTTTGGTAGTAAACCTAAATTTTCTTCATCTAAATTACCCACTGTAAAAAATGTAGCAGCAGTTCCAGATGTCGTGTTAGGGTCAGCCTGATCTCCCCCACTTGATTTTCTTATTAATAATTTATTGGATGTATCATCAGCTAAAAATTCACAAGGTCTAATAGATCCAGCACTATTTCTTGGTCCAAAATTATGTGTAGCTACGGCTCTTAATGCGTTCTGTATGTCTAATCTAACTATTTGACCAGAACTATTATCAATATCTAAATTAGGTTTTTGTGTCATTGCTAATCTTGTTTATCTAATATTACACTCCTTTACCATAACCGACTGCCTGAAAGGTAAAAGTCCTATTAACAAAACCATTATTATTTGTTTCATTTGGATTTTTTATGTTTATTGTAAATTCCGATCCAGATAAATTTGTAATACTAAAGAAATCTCCTGCTTGAGCATTTTGTATCGTAATTCCAACAGAAGGAAGAAAAGCATTTGTACCTCCTAAAGTTGAAGTACCTGTAAAAAATGAATTAGCAAAAACTACGGTTTTAGGAGCAGGGTTACTACTTGAATTTAAATTATTTTGTGGACCTACTAATAAGTTACTTCCATCCTTGTACTTCTGTTCTGTCCTTGCTTCAAACAAAGCTTTTATAGCCAATTGTGCAATCTCAATATTATGTGTAGAAGTTTCAGACTCAACTGTCAATCTAAATTGAAATCCTCTGGCTTTAAAAGTTCCATTTACAAAAGTATTAAAACTTTTAGTTGAGAAATCACTATCAACGTATGAAGTACCGTTACTTGGAGCAAGATCTGTTGTGCGAACTTCAAGAGAAGCAGAAACATCATTTACCTGTGGTCCATCAAAGTTTCCACCAATAGCATAATTATCCCAACCACCACCAACAGGACCACCTAACTCTGGAGGGAGGTCTGGTATTAATTGATCAATATTATTTATAGCACCTTGAATTATTCCTTGGCTCTCAAGTAGTCTTTGTAGATTTAAAGAAAAAACACCATTTAGATCAATAATATTCGGGAAAATATAATCACCTTGCAAATTATTCGCTGGATTAGTCAGTTGCAATGTAGAGCTATTATTTGCAGTGATAACAGAAAGATTTGTTTTTGTTCCTGTAAAATTAGGATGTTGATTATCTACTAATATCTGTTGAGTATCTATTAAATCAGGTAAATCTAATATTACAGATGCTTCTCCTAGACTAAAGTTTCCTTGGTCATCACGAAACTTTAAAATATATTCACCTGGTTCACTTGCTACTTCCACTTCAGTTGTACTACCTGCAACGGCTGGTATTAAATCTTGAGAATTTTGAAATGTACCAGAACCATCTGTTTTGCTACTGTGTCTCACATATACCAATCCACCATGCAGAACATCTGGGTCAGTAGATCTTGTCCATCTTAATCTTACATTCTTATTAGTTAAAGGTTCCATCGTTAGATTTTCTACATTTGCAGGAGGTTCCGTTTTACCAAGAGCATTAAAACTATAAGTAGTTGGATTCGTAGATAGCTTTAAACCTGCATTAACAGAAAAAACTTTAAATTCATATAATCCTTTATCAGTATTTAAAAGCTCAAAGTCTGGTCTAAAAACTGTTTCACTAACCCAGTTTGTATTTTCAAATCTATATTGCACAAGATATTGCGTAACACCTACAACAGGAATCCAAGTTAGTAATAATTTGGAGACAGCTAATTTATTAATCTCAACTATCATTTCTCTTTCAAACCCATCCTTATCTGTAACTTTTACATTCTGTGGCGGATCTTTTGGTGTATTAAATAATGAAATATTCCTATCAGGCAAAGTTATACTTTGAGCACTATCTATGGCAGCATATTTTTCAGCCCTATAAGCCAAAGCTGTTATTGCAAAATTAATACCATCTTGTTCTTCTACTGTTATAACTCTAAATGATTGTGCTGCTTCTCCAGAAGCATCACTTTGCAACAGCCATATCGAATTGTTATTAGGTGAAGTATTGACAAGATTTCCGCTTGAATCTTTCATTTGAAATGTATGACCTGAGTTTAGTGATATAACTCCTGTAGTTGCATTTACACTACAAGGTTTATTTAACTCAACCGTTCCATCAGGCATAATAACGCTGCACTTTTTATTTGTTCCAGTAAAAGTACTTAAATCTTGTACGTTATCAACAGTTATCTGCGTACTTGTTGCTGTTTTTACACGACCACTTCTTCTTTGTCCGTGTTTTACGGGATCATTTACATTAATGACAGAGCCAGGTCTTACAATCGCTCCAGCATCTATTGATGTCGTAAAACTGACTACCTCTGTTTCTTGCTCTTCACTAAGGAGAACAGCTTTACCTAATCTTCTTGCTTGCCCACGGGAAGTACAGGCAAATGCTTTTATGTCCTTTCTAACAATTCCAAATTTATTCTGTCTATCTATATCTTCCTGTAATGTATTTGAACCACTAACGTCATCACCGACAACCTCATAATCTATCTCTCTGCTATCCATATTAAAGTAAGCAACAGATATTATTGAGTGTCTTTGTTTTGCACTACTTCCTGAGTAGCTAAATCCACCTTCGCCTACATTTGCCAAGCTAAACAAATAACTTGCATCAGTTGGACGATCTTGTGTAATTGTGACAGAACCCTCAGACCATATAGGAAAACATCTCATTACACCAGCCAATTCATTAATTAATTTAAAAGCTTCAGAAGGGCTTTGAATATTAACATTGCAACTAAATCTTGGTTCTAAGCCTCCACGTTGATCATCTACTAATTCATTAGCGTATTTACTGGCAGCTATGAAACTAAATAGATCTAAATTTTCGTATCTTTTGACATCAGTAGATTGATCGGGAGAAATCTGTTCTCCGAAGCCATACCTTTTAGTTGTTAAAAGATCTAATAAAATTAAAGCTGGACAAGAACACCATTGAGCAGCACCCATTGTTCCATTAAATATATAACCGCTTGGATACTCAACCCTGCCTGTCTGTATGTTGACTGAAGGAGTACCAGAATTGTTAGCTCCTGCTCCTGGAATCCTTACCTTTATACCACGAATCCTAAATGCTCTTTTAGGTATAGAACTAAACTGTTCAGAGTCTAATCTTAACTGTGTATAAGCACTGTTTAAATAATCCTGTTTATCATCTACTACCTCAGTTAAACTTGTAACAACAAACTCATCTTTCAGATCGTCAGTGTCGCTTGTCTTTGTAACTCTTACTACTCTTATGTCAATTGGAAATGCAATATTAGCATCAATCTTTGCTCTATCAAAAGTGATTCTATATTGTATTTGATAAGCATCAGCAGATCTGCCAGTAACAGTATCTTCTATCTCATCTTCAGCTTGATAACCAGCACCATTATATTGAATCTGTATTTTTAAAGTTACACTTGAACCGAGTAAGTCTCCTTTATCTGTAGCTTTTTGTAGCTGTGGAAATGTAATTGTTACTTTTGCTGCATCAATAGCAGTATTTGTTATCTGACGAGTAACAGCATTATTATTTCCATCTGTAGTTGTGCCAGCAGGATTAGTAGGAACTTGTCCAACTGCTATTACGTTTTGAGCACCAGGACTGTTATCCTCAATACCTGCTATATGACTTTGATTACCTGTACCAAAACGTGTGTCAAGTTTTACATTTTGAAAGTTAAATTTAGACGCTTCAGGATTTGCATTGTTGGCACTTGCATCCAAAATAGGTGTATCGTTTAAAAATATATCTTTTAAGGATGCATTATTATACGCTTCTGTATTTTTAGTTAATCCAGCTTTTGAAGGAGTAGCAAAACCTTCTATTTCTCCTTCAGAGATAAGATCCTGTATAGTTGCAAACTGTCTACTATTTAAAGTGTCGGGATCTTTTGTAGGTTTTGGAGGACGGGGAGGGCTACCTGCACCCCTGATAATTCTGGTAATCATGTTTGTACTTGATTAGTATCTACACCTGCTGAAATTACAACCGATCCAGTGAATATTTCTCCATAAACGATTGGGTGGCTAGTTCCTGCTCGGCTGGTATTTTGCAGTCCAGAAAAGTTAAACGATACACGAGGATCTTCCTCATCATTTAAGTCAGGTAATGGAAATAACAAATTACTTACTCCTGATAAAACTAATGCTCCTCCTACGCCTAATGCTGCCTTTGTTAATCCTCCAGCAGCAGCAAAAGAACCTTTAGCAACAATAGGACTAAAGAATGAACCAACAGATAACGGAGTAAATAAGAAAGCACCTCCTATTAAAGCAGCACCAGTTAATATTTTTCCGAAATCACCACCAGCACCAGTAATAACAGGAACAATACTTATGTCAGACTGTCCTATAGGATTTTGTATATCTTCTTCTCCTATTTCATAATCGTCAACTAACACTTGATAATGACGATCTGCCATGTGTGCTTCTAAATCTGGAAAATTAGTAATCAAAAATTTAATCGCATCTCCAGTAGAGTTAATTACTGCATCTAATTCTTTATGTCCAACAAACTCTGCTAGTTCTCCATAAAGTCTAACTGTTCTGAGCATAGCGATACCTCTTACCAGTACATTTTAACAACCACTCAGAATATGGTTCTCTACAAGATAGTCTATCTGCTAAATGATGTAAAACCATATCTCCAAGAAAAATAGCTACATGATTTAAAGTTGGGTGCATTATAGACATTAATAATACATCTCCTTTCTCTAGCTTTTCATCATTTCTAAGTTCTCTGAATCCTGTCCTCCAAGCATAGCTTTCAAACAAAGGATCATCTAAAAACTCCTGTGGTGTCATAGTTCTTTCATAATCTTTCAATTCAATATTTTTTTCCTGTTTATACCAATCTCTGACAAGTGACCAACAATCAGTGACACCCCAGACCCAAGAACGACCTAGTAAATCTGGAACGTAACCTTCTGGAATACATTCTCCCCACTCTTCTGTTTTTGGGTTAACAATATGCCACGGAAGTTTACTATGTTCGCAACTAACACGATCAGCCTGACTTGGTACAGGAGGTGTAGATGGATGACTATGGACTACGGCTATGATTTCACCTAACTTGTCAGCTTTTACATAATCCTCTGGGTTAAGAATAAATTCTTGATGATTTGAAATTGACAAATTTTGACAGGGAAAATATTTTTGTTTACCTCTGACATTAAGAAGTAAACCAACAGACTCTTTTGGATCTTGGTCTTTCGCATGAACCAACGCATCATCTTTCCAACTCATTGATTAAATGTTCCAATAGCAGGGAATAAAGCACGAGTACATTGCCTTTTAGGTGCTCGTACTCCTGCCATGTCAATCGCTGCTGCTAATTCAAATTCTACTATTTCTCTAGTTTCGGTAGATTTACGATCCACTTGAAAAATCTGTCTTTTAAATTCTGCTGTTTTATCCTCAGTAGGGTTTACCTGTGGATTAAAGTTCTCTTTATCTAAAAATTTAGCCATTGTTCTAATCCTTGTAAACGTAGAACCAGTAAGATCATTTCCAGGTGTTATTTGATTTACGGCTGCTAAAATAGATGACATTAATCCTGTTGCATTACTTATTGTTACCTTTGGTCGTGGTAGTTGACCACGTTGATATGCAAAACCTGTTGCCTGTATAGGAAATCTCTGATAAGACTGCCCGTTCCATATTATTTCACCGTTTGCGTTTAAATTTGATCCTGCATGAAACCTATATGTAGTATTTGCACCATGTAATGCTGTATCTAATTGCAAAGTAAAAAGTTCAATAATCGCTGAAGGGTTTATCTTTTGAACTTCACTGAAAACAGGTCCAGTACTCATGGTTCAAACACCTCCCTAAACGTAGCCTGTATAGTGGCTCTATTTAAATATGGTACTGATTTAGTCCATTCCTCACAAACAAACTGAGAAGAACTTGCTTCTCCAGGTGGTGTAAAAGTAAAGCTGGCACTATCATTTGCTCTTGCATCAAGAAAAGTTTCTATTGTATCTGCATCTGATTCCGAGACTTCAAAAGTTAAATTAAATATTTTTGGATTTTGGTGTTCTGCTAATCCAAATAAAATCCTGTGTTCATAACCATCGGCAAAGCGAACTGTGCGTGTTAAAGGTTGTGAGCTTTTTTGCTGTCCGTATTTAGGGTTGATAGAGGGAAAGGTAGCCATTATGCAAGTAAACCTCCAGGTCTCTTTTGATTTAATATTTCAGATTGTACTGCTGCTGATATAGCAAGTCCAAGCTGTCTGCCTTGCTGTTCATCACCTTCAACAGAAGAACCAGAAGCATTTACGTTTACGACTACATTTGTAGAACCACCTAAAGCATGATTTGGTGTAATCATTCCTGATACTCCTGGTGTAAACAGTTCTGGCCCACGTTCTCCAACAATAAAACTACCACCTCGTTTTACTGGACCACCATCTGCTCTAAACATTTTACCAATACCAGGTAATCCTCCTAAGAAAGAATTAACACCAAACTGTATTAGTGATCTTTG